CCCAGGACTATAGAGTCCGATGTAATCGGAGCTTCTAATTTAGATAACAATGAGCAAAGAAATACACAAGAAACGAGAGTTCTCCGAACAACCTCTACAATATTATCGTACCTGGACCTGTGCAAGGTCCAGTGACGGTCGATATTCGAGTTCGTTCGCAGACACTACTGGGTATGCTAGATCCCTTACAACAGGGATCAAGTATGGTAGCATCGATTATACGACTTCTTTAGAGAAGTATCGATACAACGAGTGCAAACACCTTAGTTTTTCGTGGAATCGCACGTTAACTAATTTGAATGGCTCGCCGACTGACTACCTTGGCCTCGTCACTAGTGATTCACTAGGTACAGGGACATGGTTTAGCGTCGACCATCTTGTGTGTGGTCAGTATAGGTTTATGAATTTTCCTCAATTAGCTAGAAGTCTTAATAACTTCACTATTGTGGATTTTTATAATCCTTTACTACCTACTAAGCTAGATGTTACTGGGATAACAGATGCTTCAAATCCATCTGCCTGGTACCTTATAGTTGACCTCATAGATGTATATAAAGCTATATACAATGTTCTCGGCCCTAATCTCTCGAGAATTCGAGAATATAAGAGCCGGCAACACCGAATCCTTCAATACGGCCGTCAGGTCGTATTTAAGAAGGACTTACATGACGACTATCGAAAGATAGGCTTCATTCGTTGGTATCGGAAGCGAACGTACACTAAGACACGTATCGTGTCTCAAATGTACCAAGCACAACCGACTAACGTTCATTATGATGGTCTGACTGCAAAAGACCTTCACGATGGTAATCTCGGCTTTCAATTTGGGGTTCTACCCCTAATTGATGATCTTCGCACCTTTCTGCATACTCTGCAGAATTGGCGCGATAAGTATGAGGTCATGTTATCACGCGGCCATATACCGGATAACCTCCACCTTAAACAAGTGGATTTATCGTATATGAAACCGCGTGCGTACACTTATCAACAGCATATCCCTTTACGGGATGTGTCTGTTAGATATACCGTTCCTAGTGTTAACAACACTTGGCACGGTACTGCGTTATACACGCTAAGTGCACCTGAGTTGAACTCATGGCTGAATCGTATTGGACAGTTTGTAGATGCCTTTGGGCTTCTAGATCCTGCCGCCGTTTGGGATATAATCCCATTCTCTTTCATTATCGATTGGTTTATCGATATTGGAAGTTGGCTTCATAACAATCGGCCACGTATGTTCCCAGTTGACGTCAATATTCTTGATTATTGCGAAAGCCTTAAACAAGAGATGGTCGTCAACGTGTCTATCGTTAATGCAATTGCTAGGTTTGAACCTAACTCATTTGCAGTACCCATATCTGAAATAGATATTGGATATTTTAACTATAAGCACTACAATAGAAAGCGGTTTAAACCTCTACCTATTGATTTGAACCCGAAGATAAATCGCTCTTTTGCGAATTGGCGGAGACTTAATATAGCGTCTTCGCTTATCGCACAGAGAGTACCTCGGGGTTAACTACATGGTAACATGTAACATCTAGTCTATATTAAGAATAAGGAGACACATTCTATGTTGAATGATCCACTTTATCTTAGTCCCGTTAAATCCGGTGGTGGTGTTTTTATCACTCTTGATCCTTCTAGCGATACATATCGCCTGTCGGACATGACTGATGGAAAATCCACTCGCATCGTAAAAACTTCCGATGGCCTCTCTACCCTCACTATTAATCATAGTGATTCGAAAGAGAACAAAGGAATTATTACAAAGCGGACGAGCGTGCGTCTTGATTTGACACGCGCCCGCGACGACGGTTCTACCGTTACGTCGCAAGTCACCGTCACAGCCTCACTACCAAGTGATGTGCTGTGTGCTGATGACCCGATGTGGTTGTTCAGGAAACTTGTCGGCCTGCTAGTTCGTGAGACAGAGTCTAACGATACTGGTGCTGGCGACAATGTTGGCCTTGGCAACTTTTCGGTATTTCAGCGGGTTATTAATGGTGAGCCCTAATTAGGTTCATTATCTTAATAATAGACGCAGTGTATTAGTCATTAGAATTTGTCTTTGGAATGTCACCTTATGGGAACATTTAAAAGCCAAGAGATATATATCTCACTATTCTTAGACCTATATACTGATATAGCTCATTGCTATCCTATCCTTAGAGATCATAAACTTGATTTAATGAAAATTAAATCACGTTTAAACTCTGAAGGTCTTAGTTTCTTAACTAAAACCTTACCGAAGTACGGTAAAGCCTTTGACAAGGCTCTATCCTCTACTTCACCGCTCAGCATACCCGGCTTAAAAACCGGACTATGTGTAACTCCCAAATTATTTGGGTGGTTACTAGCGAGAGTGATCTCTAAAGACGGATACGTCCGCAAAGATGCGGACGTAACCGCAGTGAAACACTTACGGCAACTTTATAACTTTTGTTATAAGTTGAAACTACCATATGCCCAATCAACTTGTAAACAAGTTATTGAGCAGTTCGTCAAGACAGATCAGGAACTTAAAGTTCCTGACCTATCTCATGATCCAGTTGCGAAACAAGCACGTGTGCTTATTTCGCGCGTCTTGTCTGGCTTATGTCCAAGGGATATTATCCCTCGTCATGGGCCCGGCGCGACAGCTACTGGCGAATCTACGATCGACAAAAGTCGATTCTGTAGATTATATAAGTCACTTGATATTGTATATCCTTTTACGGAGTACTTTATGCTTGGACTTAATCATATCACTGATGAACTCAGTGAACTTGGTTACCTGGATAATCTTGAGGCTAGTACTGCGAAAGTAGTACTAGTTCCGAAGGATTCTCGGGGGCCAAGGCTCATATCGATGGAACCACTTGAAATACAGTGGATTCAGCAAGGCATTCGAGAGATTATTTATAATCGCGTCGAATCGCATTGGTTAACTCGTGGTCATGTAAATTTTACAAACCAAGGTGTTAATCGTGCTCTAGCATTGCAGGCGTCACGAACTGAAGAGTTCGTGACGCTCGATATGAAGGACGCAAGTGATAGAGTAAGCAACGAATTAGTTAACTACTTATTCGCTGGTACTCAGATTCTTGAAGGTTTAAAAGCCACAAGATCTGAATTTACTCTATTACCTGATGGTCGAAATGTCCGTTTAAATAAGTTTGCATCTATGGGTTCAGCATTATGCTTTCCTATAGAGGCGCTTGTTTTCTGGGCATTATCGGTAAGTGTAGTATACCTATCTGGTAGATCGTGGCGTCATGCCCTTTCTACCATTTATGTATACGGTGACGACATCATATTACGAGACAAAGACTATGACCTCGTAATGCAGAAACTACCAGAGTATGGACTTATGTTCAACCCTGATAAATGCTGCGTTAAGGGTTCCTTTAGGGAATCCTGCGGGTGCGACGCTTTTAACGGCGTCGATGTCACACCCATTCGCTTACGCGAAACATGGAACGTCACTCGGTCCGCTAGTGAACTGACTTCTTATGTTGCATTATCTAATGCTTTACATAAGGCCGGTTACCTGCGAACTGCATACACAGTAAAGCGAAAGGTAGAAAGCAAATATGGTAATTTGCCCTACCTTCCTTGCGACTCTAGCTCAAAAAGCTTTTGTCACAAGACTTTACGGATGATCCGTAAGGACTCATCCCCCAATTTATTGGGGTGGATGTGGGACGACGTGAACCATCGCATGCATAATAAAACAATACGACGCAGGTTCTCTCGAACCTTACATCGTATGGAATATTATACATGGACCGTCCACACTATTCGACGAAAATCGGATATTACTGGATGGAAAGAGGTACTCCGCACATTAAATTGTGGGAGCACCGGTTCCAACACTAGTGAATACGCGATCCCGCGCCGCGTTCGTCTAACGCGCGGGTGGAACAGATAATTATTTAATTATCTATTTAGCTAAAGTTAATACCATTTAACTTCTAGCATGGGGGTCTGCAGG